GTGTACGTCTATCTGCGGATGGCGTATGGGCGCCATCGAACGACAAAGCACCGACCCACGTTAGGGGTTGCTGGATTGTTGGGCCTATGGTGCCGTTCCTCGATGGTGACTTTGGCGTGTTGGCCTACCGTTTCTTGGAAGCAAAGCGCAAAGGTGGCAAGGCGTTGCGCTCCTACTTCTATGAGAACTGGGCAGACGTTGGCGATATGCCGAACAGCGACACCATCGCCCACACCAACCTGCGAGGCCGTGAGCTTGAGTACGTCAAGGGTGAGCCGTTCTTTGATTGCCCTGCCATCGTGGTGCCAGAGAAGTCGGTCAAGGGGCTGTTTATGACCGCTGACGTTCAGAAGTATCATATCTGGTGGGTGACGAGGTGGTGGATGTCAAGCGGCGAGCGTTGCGAGACAGGGTTGGAATCGTGGGGAAACGCCGCAAACTTTACTGACTTAACGGGGATAATCGAAGCAGCAAAGCCAAACGCGATTGGGATCGACATAGGTGGGTGGGGTAAGTCGAGGACAACAGGCGAAATCCATCCGAGATTCGGTGAGGTGGTGGACTTCTGCGCAGACACGGGGGCCATTGCGCTCAAGGGTTCGGACTCAATGAAGGGCGATTTGCACTTCTATGACAACATGGACCCCACCGAGGGGCGCAAGAGCAACTCAAGACACGGCGCAAAGTATAGCCGTCTGGAATGGAACACCGACATCATGCGCGGTAAGCTGCTGTCTGCAATGCGTGGTGAGACTCCGTTTGCGTGGCACGTCTACCGTATGCCAGAGCGTGACTACGTTCGGCAGGTGATGAGCACCGAGAAGGTTGACGGCGAGTGGCGCACCCGTAAGGGATTCACGGACGACCACTTGTTCGATTGCGAGGCGATGCAGTTTGCCTTGGCTCGGTTCGACAACTTCATAGTGTAACACAATAACACGTTGCATTTATGCGCATCTGAGATTTATTTCTAAAATGTGCAAAAAAGATTTGCATTGGCCGCACCTTTTTGTTACGTTCCAACAAATGGGAGACAGAATCACATGACAGTCGCTGCAACTCAAGCCAACATCGCCCTGCTAAAAACGAGCCTTTCTGCTTATATCGCCGCAATAACCGACACCGTGGCGGCAACCGAAACCCTACTGGAACAATCTGCGACAGTTGCCCTTGATAACTGGGCAAGCGCAAAGAACGCGGCGGCAAACCTTGCTGCGTCGGCGGCTGATTCATACTCAAATGGCGTAGGGGTGTCGTTCACTAAGCGCAAGGCCGACGATATGGAAGCATTGGCAGACGGATACATGGAGGAGTTTATTGGGATTTGCAAACTAGGCAGCGTTGAAGTTCCTACGCTTGACAACAGCGGGACCGCGCTATGGGATAAGAGTGTCAGATATGCGTAACAGCACGAAACGAAGCAAGCTAGATGCCGCAATCGAGGCCATCGCTCCAGCGTGGGGCGAATCAAGAGCCGTTAGCCGTCACAACCTCGAAGTGTACAACCGCACCTCTCCGCTCACGTCTGGATCTACAGGGGGCTATGCGGGCGGCATAAGCACCCGCAAGCACCCTATTGCACGTGGCGGGCAAGGGGTAGAGGACAGCATAGTGGGTGGCACTTATGACGCCTTGGTTGGCAACATAATGAGCCTATACAGAAATGACCCCGTTACGCGGTCTGTGGTCAATGTTGCCACGACATACACAGGTGAGTCTCGTCCAACAGCAACAACTGGCGATGATATTTTTGACAAGGCCGCATCACAATACTTTAACGAGGTGTTTTGGCCTATGGCCGATGCTCGTCAGCGTCCTGGCGTTGACTTTGGCACCATTCAAAAGCAGTGGACTACGTGGTCTTACATCGGGGGCGACATGATATACGCCATCATGGACGGCGCATTGTACCCATACGAAGGCACCCAGATCCGCACACCGTTCAACATGATGACGGACAAAAACATTTTAAATGGCATTCGCGTCGAGAAGTCCACTCCGAACCGTATAACGCACTACTATCTATGTTCAGATCAAGGCGGAAAGGACTTCTCACGCGTTCGCTCTGATCAGGTGATATACGCGCCCAACATGAACTGGCGCACTGCGATGCTTCGACCTGCACCAGAGTTACACGCCGTTGTTGACTCTCTTATTGCGTATGGTCGCACTATTTCAAACGTGCAGCAAAAGATGGAATTTGAATCTATGCTTTTCTCGATTGAGAAGAAAGGGTCGCTCAGTAACCTTGTGGGGTCGCGCTTCATTGACCACAACACCACCAACGGCACGCAGGTAGAGCACAGTGACGCCGCATGGGGCATGAGGTTAAAGACAAGCGGAGAGGTGGACGATTTCAAGTTGTCAGAAATGAACAACCCTGGAGCTACATACGTTCCCAACATGGAACACATGGCCCGCATTATATCGGCGGGTGTTGGTTTACCAATGGAGGCAGTGCTCCATCTTTACACGAACGGCAGCTATACAGCGAACCGCGCCGCACGTACCGACTTGATGAAATATCTTGTTGATCGTTGGTCGTGGAGAATCAAAGTTTTATGCCAGCCCACGTGGAATATGGCCATCGCCCGCGCTATCGAATCCAAGCAAATCCCTCCCGCTCCGCTTGGGTTCGATGGGCGCTCTTTGTTTAACAAGGTTTCATGGACGCTTCCACACGTTCCGCAGATTGATGAGAATAAAGAGGTGACGGGGGACATTAAGAAGTGGGGCGCGGGGCAAGATTCGTTGAGCGATTGGGGCAGAGAGAGTGGCCGCAATCGTGAATCAATGCTGAACGCTCACGACGAGGACATTAAAGAGATGAAGTCCCGCGCAGAGGCGTTAGGGGTTACGCTTGCCGAGTACGCTCCGCAGTTATTCAAGGCCACAAGCGGGGACGACCAAGGCCCAGCATTACCCGACGATGATTCAGAGGCAGCAGGAGTCAACAAATGGCTGACATAACAAAACTAAAGTCTGTCTTTGACGCATACGGCGTCGGCGTTCGTGCGGGTGTCATTACTCCACAAACGGCAGACGAAGAATATTTAAGGGACTTCATGGGACTTCCCGTGATGTCTGAACAAGTCAAAGCAGATTGGGCAGAATCCGACGGCGTGCGTCGTCCCATCACCCTGTCAGTTGACGAGGACGGCACCGCATTAAGCGGGGAACAATCAGAAAACAACGAGGACCAAAATGCATGAAATCAAACTATATGGCGCAATCGGGGGCATGTTCGGAACCAGCGCAGAAGAGTTCCTTGACCAAATCCCAAAAGGATCAAAGGACATCACTGTGCGAATCCACTCTCCTGGCGGAATTGTCGGAGAAGGCATTGCTATGTATCACGCACTCAAGGCCCACAAGGGCAGCGTTACTACAGTTATAGACGGTGACGCGCATAGCATTGCGTCTATTGTATTTCTTGCAGGTGACAAGCGCATAACCCACAAAGCAAGCAGGATGCTCGTGCATGATCCGTGGGTTGGCGAGGTCACGGGAAACAGTGAGGATTTGCGACGGGTAGCAGACCGTCTCGACGAAACAGGAGACGCCATTCTTGACATATACGAGGACGAAACAGGGTTGAGCCGCGACGAGTTGGCAGACCTTATGGATGAGTCTCGGTATATGCGCGGTTCAGAAATGAAAGAAAAAGGATTTGCAACAGACGTTGCGAACGACGAAAAGGCAGAACTTGCAATCGCCGCCATGCTGCGTGAGTCAGATCTGGTAGCAATAAAAGCAAAGGATAACACAATGAGCACACAGAAAACACGAAAGGACATCCAAACTGAGTTGGATGCTTCAATCGCAGAAGTCGAATCTGTCAAGGTAAGCGCCAAAGCCGAGCTTGACGAAAGTAAGGCGGCTATCACCGTTCTTGAAACCAACGTATCTGACAGAGAATCTCAGATCGTAGAGTTGTCGAAAGCCCGCGACGAGGCTATTGCGGACGTTGAGTCTGGCAAGCTGGAGTTGGCCGAAGTCAGCGCAAAGGTTGAAACACTTGAAGCCGACGCCGTTAAGTCCGACGAGCAGATCAAAGAACTTGAGGCAAAGGTGTCAAGCCCTGCATACAAGGCCGCGCAACTCAAAGACGTTGAAGGAAACCTTGTCCCGTCCGCAGCCGACGCAGAAGCCGACGCAGCAGAAGCAAAAGCCAAGCTTGAAGCTAAATCGAAAGAAGTCAGCCACTACGGGGAATACAAGGCGCTAATGGCAGACGGCAAAAGCAAAGAAGCTAAGTCATATCATCGCGCTCACAAGACTGAAATTGTCGCAGAGCAAAAAGCAATCATCGAAAGCGGAGAGTAATACAATGCGAAATTCACTCATCATCGCGGCATTTCTCACTGTGGCAATCGGGGCAAACGCTCAGAGCTTCACAGACCTGAACAGCCCGCAATACGAAGGCAAGACGGCAGACAAGGCACGCAATACAGCCAT